TCCCCCACTTTTCTATATTGGAGATTCTTAAATGAATGACGATGATTACACATTTACATTAAGTGATACTGACATGTCTTCTAACGTTACGTATTCTGTTAGTGATACTTACGATACATCAATGTCTATTTCCGGAGTGTGCCTAGATAATATTACACTAGATACAAGTAGTTGGGAAGATAAACTTGATAATTATGAGATGATTGATTTGGACTTATTAGAAAAGTATCCGACTGCAAAATCTCTTTACAAACAGTTCATAAACGTGTATAATATGTGTAAAGTTAATGAAGAAATGGAAGAATAAATGTTTAGTAAGATAATGGACAAACTAGGTAGACGTAGAGTGATTACTGATCGCTCAGGAAAAGTACCTTATTTGATTAGATATTATCTATTCTTAAAAGAAAGAAAAAACTTTCCATTTAATATTACACTTCATAAAGTTCTTGTAAGTGATGAACCTGTGTTACATGATCATCCATGGAGTTGGGGTGCTATTATTTTAAAAGGCGGGTATTGGGAATATGTTCCAGTATTTGCAAAAGAAGGACATGTATGCGGTGCAACTGCAAAATGGCGTGGCCCTGGACATATTAGATTTAGAAAGGCAAGTGACTTACATTGGTTAGAACTTGCTAAAGACAAAGACGGAAACGAACTACCATGCACAAGCATATTCTTTATGGGAAAGAAACAAAAAGAATGGGGCTTTATGCGTTGGGTAAAACATACTGGATACAGATGGGTTCATAATGAGGAGTATTTAAATGAACGAGGTTAATGTGGAAACATATGAAGAATTAAAAGAGTCAACAATAACAAAACTTAAACAAGGTGAAGTTATTGTAACATTTACAAAAATAAACGGTGACAAAAGAGTAATGACGTGTACACTTGAAGAAGGTGTTATTCCTCCAGCAACTAAAGATGATACTGCTAGTCAAAAGAAAGTCCGTTCTATTAGTGAAGAAACACAAATAGTATGGGATACTAATGCTAAAGGTTGGCGTAGTTTTAGATGGGCAAACGTAACTGATGTAGAAACTAATGCATAGATTGTTTGCTATTGCTATTATTTTACTATGCTCAGGTTGTTCTACAACTGTAGCAGTAGTCGATGTAGCAACATCAACGGCAATTTATGCAGGAAAAACAGTAGTAAACACAGTAGACGCTATTACTCCTGATATTATAAACAAGGATTAAACATGATTAAAAAACATTATTACAGTTGGTCAGACGTAGAAAAAATGTGTGTTAGCATTGTAAACCAAATGTACAAAGAAAATTGGAAACCTGATTACATTGTAGGAATTACAAGAGGCGGTAATGTACCTGCTACTATTATTAGTAACATGACAGGCATACGTTGCGAATCATTTAAAGTAAGTTTACGTGATGGCGAATCAGGTAAGACTGGCGATAGCATGTTATGGATGAGCGAAGATGCATATGGTTATGATGACGAAGGTTCGTACAATGCTGAAATGGGTCAATTTAAAAATAACCCTGAACAAGAAAGAAAAATTCTTATTGTAGATGACATCAACGATACTGGTGCTACATTTAATTGGATTAAACAAGATTGGCAAGCAAGTTGTTTGCCTGATAGTCCTTTATGGAATCAAATTTGGGGAGACAACGTTAAGTTTGCTACACTAACAGAAAATTTAGCAAGTGAGTTTGATCAAGTATCTTATTACTGTCATGAAGTTAACAAAGCAGAAGAGGATGTTTGGTTAGTATATCCTTGGGAAAACGTAGGAGAATACTAATGGCTAAAGAAAAACAACCAGCACAACCACAAAATATTGAATCAAACGGTATCTATGTTTTAATGGATCAAATTAATCATGCAACTTGTCGAGAAGCAATTAAGTGGATAATGAATCACAACCTAAGCGATAATCCGTTACCACAATTAACAATTATTATAAATTCACCAGGCGGTGATGTTCATGCCGCTTTTGCATTAATTGATACTATGAAAGCAAGTAATATTCCTATTAAAACTGTTGGATTAGGATTAATTGCTTCCTGTGGATTTTTAATCTTTATAGCAGGGAAAAAAGGTAAACGTATTCTTACACCTAATACTGCAATCCTTTCACATCAATACAGTTGGGGTAGTAAAGGAAAAGAACATGAGTTATATGCTCGTGTAAAAGAATTTGAATTAAGCACACAACGTATGATAGATCATTATAAAAAATGTCTTGGTATGACAGAGGCTAAAATTAAAGAAATTTTACTTCCACCACAAGACGTTTGGTTAAGTGCTACTGAAGCCAAGAAATTAAAAATATGTGATAAAATAGAGGAGTTATACTAATGAATGATAAATTTGACGGACCACTTGTAAGTGCATTTCAAACTGAACCTACAGGAGTAATTAAACAAGAATTAATTACATATCGTATTAAAGATGGAATGTTGCGTAAAGAAATAACATCACGTAAATTTAATTTAGATCAAACAGACTGGCACGATAGTATGACAGTAGATCCTATGTTTAAGATCAGCGAGGAATAAAACGTTGGCAACACTACAAGAAAAAGAACACACACTAGAAACTATTAAAGGTCCTAGATTTTATCGTATCATGCTTAACGGATACGGTGGCGAACATGTGTACGGAACATTAACTCAAGAACAGTATGATTTTTGGAAGCCTGTTGTAGAAGAACACGGTGATAGTGATTTGTGTAATTATGCACTTAATGCCGAAGAAGGTGAATTTGATTTTGATAATATTGACGAAGTTCCGCCAAGTGCAGACTTTTTAATGAGTGAAGGTTCTGATGGAAAATCGTGGCGTAGTAATTGGTTTGAAATGCCAACTGAATTCGAACATATTAATAATGTTTCAGTAGACAGTGCTTACCTTACTGTAGACGAAGTTAGTGATGCTGATTATTCTGCACAACATATTAGAGAGGTTATCGAAGGAGAAGATTTAAATGAATGGGCTAATAAAATTAGTGAAGACACTAATTATGAAATTGAAGTTATGGAACCCCAAGACGATTCTTACCCAGAAAAAGGAACACACATCGTCCAAATGCTATCAATCGAGAAAGGTACGTTTTTTGAAGGAATAGTAGAGACTATAGGTGACTTTGATCCTACAAAATTAAGAATACAATCATATGAACTGCCTAACGGTGAAGATACTGTATCAGGAGTTTACTATGACGGCGAAGAACTAGACAACTGTGGCGGTGATACTAACGGCAAAGGATATACTGCGGCAGTATGGACACAGGAGTTTTAATGACTGATACTTTAGAAAACGCACAAGCAGAAGGTAGAGCACCTTGGACTAACGTTGAAATTGACACACGTGAGTTTGTTGTCTACAATGATATCTATCCTGTTACTGAAGGACATACACTAGTAGTACCTAAAGTAAACACAGAAGAAGCAATTTTAAAATGTTTTAAGTTTGCTAATTCAATGGGCAATGATAATATTAAATCAAACAACAACATTACAGGTTATAATGTAGGCATTAATATGGGTAAGAGTGCAGGACAAACTTGCATGTACCCACATGTACATTTAATTTTTCGTAGAGATGGAGATATGATTGATCCTGCAGGCGGAATTCGTGGTGTTATTCCGGAAAAACAGAAGTATTCCAAAAAAGATAACAGTCAAATGGACATAGAAGATGTTATTAACGGTTGACAAAAACCTAAATACACACTATAATTATATGAAAGAGGTTAAACAAATGACTGAGAAGAAGTATTATTACTCTGAAATATTCTATAGTATTCAAGGAGAAGGACATTATACAGGTGTTCCTACTGCTTGGATAAGATTCTTTTTGTGTAATTTACAATGTAACGGATTTGGACAATTAGATCCTACTAATCCTGATACATATGAATTACCGTTTGAAGACTTTGATGTAGACAGTGTCAAACGTGTTGAAGACCTTCCTGTATGGGAAAAAGGTTGTGATAGTAGTTACACTTGGGCAAAGAAGTTTAAGAAACTGATGGGTCATGAAACACCTAGTACACTTGCTAATAAAATTGTAGATTGTATAAAGAATGATAGTAACCCAGAAGGAAAGTTTTTACATCCTGTAAGTAACACTCGACAACATCTGTGTTTTACAGGTGGTGAACCTTTAATGATAACAGGACAACAAGCAGTAGTAGGAATATATAACGAATTAAAAAGACAAGATAATTTGCCTGGTAGCATGACATTTGAAACAAATGGTACACAAAAATTACGTCCTGAATTTATTGAATGGGCAAACAGTATTGATACAGAAATATTTTTTAGTTGTAGTCCTAAATTATTTACAGTGTCAGGTGAAAAGCCTGAGAAAGCAATTAAGCCTGAACTAGTTGCAGAATATGCAAAGGTAAGTAGTAAAGGACAACTTAAATTTGTTGTAGGTGATAAAGATCGAGAATGGAATGAAATGGAAGAAGCAGTTGCAAAGTTTAGAGATGCAGGTGTTGATTGGCCAGTATGGATTATGCCTACAGGTGCAAGGGAAGAAGAACAAACTTCTGGTGCAGGCAAGGTAGCAGAAAAGGCATTTAAAAGAGGTTATAACGTGGCGGCAAGAGTACATGTATACTTGTTCGGCAATGCTATAGGAACATGATTAAAGACAAATTAAAAGTTATCTGGTTTAACGCAGAAGACAAAGCAGTTGAATGGAGTAAAACAAACTTATTCAGCGGACTGGCTAAACTTCTGCATACATTTATTTTACTAGTGTTTACTATTACTTTTTTTGTAGTTTACTCTATAATAGATCTATTTGTTTTTTTAAAAGACAAATTTAACAAAGAAGATAAAGATGTTGTCACACAAACTATTGCTCCTGAGAGTGATATAAAGTATGAGGACATCGACGGTATAAGTGAAAAGCCGGAAGATAAACTAGATAAGATAAGGAGACACATGTAATGAACAAGGAGATAGAATGTTAGATAAACTAAAAAATATGTTTAATAAAAACAAGATCCCTGCTACAGTATCTAAAGAAAAAAGTACAGATGCTAAAGCAGAAGCAACAAAAAAGAAAGAAGCATACGTAACTGTTCTTAATGTTGAAATGAAGGATAACAATCCACGTAACGGGTTTTTTGAACTTGACTGGAATGAATACTTTATTAAAGAACTAAGAATAAACGGATACAACGGTTCAACAGAAGAAGAAATTGTAGATGCATGGTTTAAAGAACTTTGTGGTAATGTAGCACAAAGTGATGGTGTTGCTAGTGAAGAAAAACCAATGGGTGCAGGATACATTAACACAAAGAAGATTAGCGACGATAAGTCAGAGATTAGTTAATGGACCAACAAGGGGAAATTGTAGGGTTGTTTCCTAATGTTCTAGCACGTAAAGTTTGGAATGAAGGAAATAAGTTCAATTTGGATATGAAACATCTGTTTTATCAAATTGAAAAGAAATTTCCTATGGATAGTACATCTTTTAACTTGACAGATCACTACTATACCAGTTATAATAAAGTATTAGACAAACAATTAATAGAATATGATGAAATGAAACCTTTTGTAAATTTTTTATCTGACAATGTTAGAAACCTTAACGACTTTATGGGTTTTACAAAAGAACATAAATTCACTATTAAAGACATGTGGTTTGCTATTAACAGAAAAGGCAGTTACCACGAAACGCACACACATACTCCTAGTATTTGGAGTGGTGTGTATTATGTAGAAGCACACGAAGATGATGCTTCATTAAACTTTTTTAGTCCTGCGATATCAGACAATCATTGGGCTAGTAATGTAATAAACGAATACAATGACTTTAATACAACACAAGTTAGTTTTAAGCCTAGTACAAGTATGTTAAACATCTTTCCTGGTTATTTAAAGCATAGTGTTGCACAACAAAGACATGAACGTGATAGAATTGCAGTTAGTTTTAATATTGTATAAGGAAATGATATGGATAAAGTAAAGTTTAAAAAAGAAGATCGCAAAGCAGAGATAGTTGAAGAAACACATTACATAGTTAAAATGTATGTAGGTGAAGAATTAGTAGAAGAACGCCCAATAGTAGGACACAGTAAAAGATATGCAGAAGACTGTGCTGAAAATTGGATAAATGGTATAATTTAAGTTAGGAGAATACATGACATATATTTTAGTAGATACTGCAAACACTTTTTTCCGTGCTAGACACGCCGTAAGAGGTGATGCTGATGTTAAGATTGGCATGGCTTTACACACAACATTACAAAGCATACGTAAAGCATGGCAAGACTTTAATGGCAGTCATGTTGTCTTTTGTTTAGAAGGACGTAGTTGGCGTAAAGACTATTACGAACCTTACAAGCGTAATAGACAAGTTGCTCGTGATGCTCTTACAGTTTCACAACAAGAAGAAGAAAAAGTATTTTGGGAAACATTTGATGACTTTAAAGACTTCTTAACTAATAAAACAAATTGTACTGTATTACAACACAAACAACTAGAAGCAGATGACTTAATTGCTGGTTGGATACAATCACACCCTAACGATGATCATGTTATTATTAGTACTGATGGTGACTTTGCACAACTTATTGCACCCAATGTAAAACAATATAACGGTGTACAAAAAGTAACAATAACACACGAAGGCTACTTTGATGAAAAAGGCAAAGAAGTTATAGATAAGAAAACTAAACAATCTAAAGGTGCACCTGATCCGCAATGGTTATTGTTTGAAAAGTGTATGCGTGGCGATACTAGTGACAATGTGTTTAGTGCGTTTCCGGGTGTTCGTAAAAAAGGCACTAAGAATAAAGTAGGCTTGTTAGAAGCATTTGAAGATAGAACAACTAAAGGTTTTAATTGGAATAATATGATGCTACAACGTTGGACTGATCACCTAGGTGAAGAACATCGTGTACTAGATGACTATACACGTAATGTTACATTATGTGACTTATCAGCACAACCGGACGACATTAGAAGTATTATTAATAAAAGTATTGAAGATGTAGAGCCTAAAGAAGTTAGTCAAGTTGGTATTCGTTTAATTAAGTTTGCGAATAGTTATGAACTTAATAAAATTACAGAACAAGCAGAAACATTTGCTAAACCATTAAATGCAAGATACGGAGGTTAATATGACAAAAGAAAAAGAACTTGAAGCAAAACAGTTAGTACCTAATAAGTTTTGGATAGTACAAAACTATGGACAAAAAGTAGGAACACTACAAAAGAACAAAGAAGGTTATATTCTTGTTACACACAAAGATAAAATTCATTTTGAAAATGTAGAAAAAGTATATGATGCATTTGGAAAAGACTTTTTTGAACATACTGCTACAAAGAAAATTAAAAATAGTAAGGTAATGGAAGTGCATGGATTTCCTACAAGCACACAAGCATGGAACCCGTTGCTAGATGTACAAAACAATCTACCTCTTTATAGTAAAAGTAGAAAATCTAAAAGTTTATATTGTGCAGGTTACTATACAATTAGATTTGCTAAAGGTTGGGTAAAAAGTTTTTGTCCTAAACTTATAACACTACAACGTTATGATTACAAAGGCCCGTTTACAACAGAATTAGAAATGCGTCAGGTATTATCAAATGTCTCGAAATCCAGTTAATACTATTCCAATAGAAAACTTTTTGCAGAAGGCAAAGATTGCAACTAAGACTCAACAACGTGAACTTAAATTAGATTCTAAAGAATATAAAGACTTGTCAGATAGTATAGCAATATTAATGACAAGGCTTGTAGAACTACAGGATAAACGTCTACAACAACCACAAGACGTAAGTGTAGATATAAAAATGGACGGCGGAAACTTCTAAAAAACGATAAATATATACGTAGTTAACTAAAAGGAATTGCGTATAATGAGTAGACCTAAACCTAAAATTTTGTTAGAATTTACTGACAAGAACACATACCGTAGAGAAGAAGTCCTGTATGCAGAAGCAACATGGGCAATCTTCTATCAGGGCAAACCTTTTAATCTTAAAAGTTCAAATTCAATTTCTCCCACTCCAGGACCTAAGTATAAAAAGACTTCTTTTGCAAATCCAGGACATGCACTTAATTTGGCTAAGAAACTAAACTCTACATTTAAAACCACAGAGTTTGAAGTTTACAAGTTAACTAAAGGCGATAAAATCGCATAATGGATATTAAAGAAGCATACACTAAAACTTTTATGATCTCCGCAGGACAAGAAGATATACCTGCTACTGAGATTAAGAAGAACTATATGCTTTGGTGGCAGAACACACGTATGAAAGGTGACAGTGGATTACGATTAACTAAAGACGGTTTTGATTATGCTGTCGATCATGCAGATTTAGCCACATATGAAATAAAATTTCCTAACGAAATAAAGTTTACTCCACAAGTATTCTTATACTTAGATAACTTTATTGATTGCCCGTATTACGTTACAAAGAAAAGAATATACGTATTCAGCGAAAAAATGGGGTTACAACTTATGATGTTTGCTGGAGATATCAAACAATACGGCCTTGCTCGTGCTATGGCACAAGAACTAGACGACTAATCATTCATTTTGGACAGTTTTTTTAATAAAAAAGTGGAATAACCGGTTGACTTTTTGCTAGTTGAGTGTATTATAGTATTATAGTTAGAAACAAAAGGAGCATAGCAAAATGGCACAAACAACAGAAGCACGTACAGTTACACCAAACGAAGCGAAATCAGCAGTAGAACACGCAATGAAATTGAAGCGTCCTATCTTTATGTGGGGACCTCCAGGCATTGGTAAATCAGATATTATGGCACAGATTAATGGGTCATTAGATAATTCACATTTGATAGATATTAGACTATCACTTTGGGAGCCTACAGATATTAAGGGTATACCTTACTACTCTGCAAACGACAATGTAATGGCGTGGGCACCACCAGCAGAACTTCCAACAGAAGAATTTGCATCACAATTTAAAAGTATCGTTCTTTTCTTAGATGAAATGAACTCTGCGGCTCCGGCAGTACAAGCGGCGGCATATCAACTTATTCTAAATCGTAAAGTTGGTACATACAAACTTCCAGACAATGTTGTAATTGTTGCGGCAGGTAACCGTGAAACTGATAAGGGTGTTACTTATCGTATGCCGGCACCACTTGCTAACAGGTTTGTACACTTAGAATTACGTGTTGACTTTGAAGACTGGTTGACATGGGCTACAGAACATAAAATCCACGCAGACGTTGTGGGTTACTTGACTTTTGCAAAGCAAGATCTATATGATTTTGATCCTAAGTCAAGTTCAAGAGCATTCGCAACTCCACGTTCTTGGAGTTTCGTAAGCGAACTTCTCGATGATAACTTGCAAGAGTCTACACTAACAGACTTGGTAGCAGGTTCAGTCGGCGAAGGCTTGGCAGTTAAATTTGCGGCACACCGTAAGGTTGCGGCGAAACTGCCTAATCCAACAGACATACTTAATGGCAAGGTTAAGACTATGGAGACGAAAGAGATTTCGGCAATGTATTCACTAACTGTAAGTATGTGTTATGAACTTCAAGAGGCATTCAAACGCAAGGAGAAGGGTTGGACACAAATGGCAGATAACTTTTTTGGTTTTATGATGGATAATTTTGAAACTGAATTAGTTGTAATGGGTACGCGAGTTGCTATCGCTACTTACAAACTGCCATTTTCGCCAAAAGACTTGAAAAACTTTGACCGTTTCCACGATAAGTACGGCAAGTACGTTCAAGCCGCTATGGCATCCTAACTAACTATAGAGGGGGTCTTCGGATCCCCTCGCTCATTTCCACTCTAGGGCATAGGAGGTTAGTATGCTCAATTCCAAACAATTATTCCACTCACTATTTGAATCAGACGACATTGACGTAAAAGACAATGTGGTAAGTATTAATAGTATGCACAGTCTACATATTAGTAATTTTATTCAAGAAGGATTTCAGCACGTTGCTGATGTAAAAGAACAAACTTATTATGAAGATACAAATTGGGAACTAGTTAACTACAACGAACAGTTGTTGTTTAGTAACCATAACAGTTGGGTTTATGTTATTGTAGAAGATGATACAGTTGTTAAACTCGGTGAATCAGGACAACCACTTGCAATACAAGGTCCAAGAACTTTTATGAAAGCAGGTACACAAAGTCGTTTTGGACGTTTAATTAGTCATGGTTGGGCTCATCCTAGTTCTAATGATACAGACAGTCGTATTAGAGGTGTATTAAAAGAGTCTGCTTCACAAGGCAAAGTTAGTCTATATGCTTTAAAATGTGAAAAGGTAGAAACTACATATCAAGTATTAGGACAAGAACGAACAATTTATATGCAAGTTCATAAAGATCTTGAAAAAGCATATCTTAGTAGATTAAGTTTTACTAATGACTTACCAAAATTGAACAAAGGGTTAATTTAACCAATTCAGTTGACCTTTGAAATAAAATCAAGTATAATAATTACAGTATAAAGTAAAAAGGATTTTAAAAATGCAAACAGTAGATCTCGCAATTTGGTTAAGAGAAAACATCGACTGGAACAAGTATACCACGCTAGTTAAAACTATTGGTGATGAACTCAACGAACGTAAACTTCGCTTTGATAAAAGCGATTTACTAGAACGTTCTTTAGAACTGTTTAGCAACAATGAAATGATATATGTTAACCTAGAGGGTGTAGATCATATTGGTCCTGAAGCATCAACAATCGAAATGAAATATACTGAAGGTAGTTTGTTTACTCGTAAGAAGAAGAAAAAGAAAAAGAACGTGTCCGATTTACAATTAATGAACAGTAGAGGATCAAGTGCTGGAAGAACATTACCGCCAGGATATGCAGACTTTTTACTAATATGCGATACTGATAGTGCGGCAGTTATTGCCAAACAAGACCTAATTAACTTTGTAGTTGACGCAGGTGATGGTTTAAAAACATCCAAACTGCCAAGTCATATGGTACAATATGTATTCGTTCCGGGTGAGTATAAACCACAAGATCTAGTAGAATCTAAGTCATACAAAGACGCCAAAAAGAAGATGCAACAAGACTTTTTAGCACAATTTTAGGTTGACAAATACCTAGTTGATGCTATAATGTAAGTATAGTTAGAAAGTTAGGAGCAAAAATATGTCACAAGAAACAACCGCAGTAGAACAAACAATGTTAGATGGTAAGATCTATGATAAAGATCCTGCTGTCGATAGTAATAAAGTAAAAGAAAGATTAACAACCGCAAGAATTGCATTGCTAATCCGTCAGCCGTTTTTTGGTAATTTAGCAACACGCCTTAAAATTATTGATGCAACAGACTGGTGTGCAACTGCCGCAACTGATGGTAAAAACTTTTATTACAATGAAAACTTTGTAAACAGTCTTAATCAAAAGCAAACTGAATTCTTGTTTGGACATGAAATCCTACACTGTGTTTATGATCACTTTACACGTAGAGATGACCGTGATGCACAAATTTATAACATTGCCGCAGACTATTGTGTTAACGGTGATTTGATTCG